TCCAGTCCCATTCAATGTGGTTTTGCTTAGACCCTCTAGCGGTCTGTCTACGCTTGTTCATTTGTATTGCTCGATAAAAGTTATTCTTACTTGTTGTTGGAGTTCCCGTTTTAACCATAGTGCCTGAGTAGTACGCCAACATAGGGGAAATTGATTTAGATACTACGAAGTCGTCTGCTTCTTGACACTCGTCAATAACAATCAAATGGAAAGACTTAGATTCAATCTTTGCGCGAGGGTTTGCTGTCATCATAGTAAGCGTGGAGCCTGAGTTCTTTAATTTAATCTGACGCGTAACACCGGCAACTTTACCTAGGCTGTCATCAATCTCAGCATCATTTAATATCTCTAAGGCACGCTCAGAAGTTAAACGTGTAACCGCTCTACCAAACAGTGTTTCTACCTGACCTTCAACGGGCGCAAACATGCCTACCCAAAGACCGTTCTTAAACTTACCTAATAGGTCGGGATACATACGGGCTAAGCGTGGAAGAAGAACCATAAGAGTAACTACCGTATTAGCAACAGTCTCTGACTTACCTGACTGACGAGAAGCAAGCGCAGTAATTTCTTCGCCATCATTAATAATTACAGATTCAATAATTCTTCGCGCCAATGGTTTTTGATATGGGTGAAGATCATGTCCAACAAGTGCTTCCATAAAAGTCATGGTCTTGTCTATTAATTTATTTACAAATTCACGAGATAGTTCATCAAGCCCGTCATCTTCTTCTTCGGGCAGGGAATCGTTGCCCTCTAGATCATCTAGGACTTCTTCTTCATCAAAAAACTCAATGTCTTCCATATACACCCTAGTCTAGATGAAAACACAAAGCTCTGGCTTTTATACCAGAGCTTTGCGCTGCCACACGTGGGAGAAGGAAGTGAGGTGACTTAATTGTAGATGGTTTACGGATAACGCGCTTTTATACTCTAGTCATTCTTGAGTGAAGTTCATCAACCATGGCATGGATTGCTTCTGCCCCAATTAGAGCTTCATCAAGATATAACTTGATATCTCTGTTTTTTTCGTATTGGTTAAGGCAGCGCCCTAGATCCAGCATTGCTTGGTCAACCCACATAGTTAATTCACCAGTAGGGACCTTTTTAACTCTTTTTGCAACTCTTTCTGAAAAAGGTTTTACCCAGATTGTTTTCTTTTTAAACATCCCATTCCTCAATCTCAAACGCTTGTAGCCCCATATCTCGAGTTTTTAACGCGTTGGTAAGTCTATCTACAACGCCCTCTTCATCAAATTCCTCTATAGCGGATCCTTTTTTCCATAGGCCAATAAAAAACCCTGGGTATGTTTTTGGAAATCTAAACACAATGCAAGACCCTTGTCTAAAAGGGTGATCAGTTTCTTGAGTCCAACCTTTTTCTACTACGGGCAATAATCCCCGATGGTAGTACTCAAGTTTTCCTACGTATAGTGGCCCGATGTTTTTCATTATGAATTAAATATTACCCTAGTTTCGGACTCCATGTTTGAAGGGTCAAAGTTATACCAAGAGTAATCATCAAGCCCAGAATGCTTTAAATACCTGCCAGTTGAGTTAGACGCTTTAAGGTCATTCCACATTTCAACAGGAACCCCGTCGTAACCAATCCATGAATCGTCTCTAAATCTAACTACAAGGGTTTCAGTCTCACGGCTATAAGCAAGTTTTTTAGCCCGCGGACGCGCTGGATTAATTGTTGGAGCAGTCATATTTTGAAATGCGGGTTCAGTTTTACGACGGGTATCTTCATCTTCAACTGGGTTCATTACTTCCCAAGTTTGTTTGATTCCGTAGCGCTCGCCAGTTGCCTGCTGTAAGTTAAACTTTTTTTGTCCTGAGCGTTCTTCATCCGCAGCACGGCGTTTAAAATAATTATCGTTTTGTCTAGCCATTATGCCTCGCAGATATGATCGCCTGTTTTATTTTCTAGTACTCTTTCATTACAATGAGAACAGATCATAGTTCTAGGCTGTTTGTAATTGTTTTGCGCGGTTCCACCTAAAGGAAGGTTTCCACCATCCTCAGACATCTCTGGCTCGTAGTTATCAACAACGGGTCTTTCATTAAACAGTTCCCTAGGAAATGGCCCTTGCGGGTTCATTATGGATTTAGGTACTGGGTGCGCTTGTTTTGCGTTAAGCCGTTGGATCTTCAACTGGAGCCTCTGGCGTCTCTTCAACAACCGGAGTCTCTGGTTCTGGCTCCTTTGCGGCTTTCTTTTTTGTTTGTGTTGGTGCAGTTGAAATGCCTAACTGCCCAGCATTTGCGCGTTCACGAAGGTGCGTAGGCAGGCAATTATTGCAATAGTAAACATCACTAACACCTGGGTCAGCAACTAGAAAACTTGCATCTGATGGGCAGTTAAAACATTTCATAGTTACTTAGCTTTCTTCTTTGAAGCCTTAGTTAGCTCTGTTTCAATTAAGCCAGAGACTAGGCCGAATGCTGGATCCTTAGGATTGATTGCCCGGATGGCAACTGGGAGCGTTGCTGCAAGTGCTGCAATAACGATTGACTTAACGTCGTGGTTTCCTGTTGCGTAGACTGCAGTTGCTGCAGCAAGAAATGAGCGTCCGTATGACGCAAGCATTGCTTGAATCTTTGGTGACATATTTTTCTCCTTATGTAGCGGGCGGTTGCCCTGCCGATAGTGTAGCAGTATTACCTATTGCCCTCTTTGGTCTCTAGAATGTGTGTATCTAGACGACCCTTCATTTCAGCAAGGTCTACTTTAATTTCAGTTAAAAGGGGCAGGACCTCAAGTTTAATCTTGTCATTGAGGCTTGATCCGCCATTGGGCTTAAGTTCTGAAAGGTAAGATTTAATCATCCATCGGGAAAAAGCTCCGACGCCTGCTAGTGTTGCGGTTACCGCGGCAGAGATTCCTGCCCAATCCATAGGGGTCATTTAACTAGATATCCTCAATGTAGTCGGGGGAACCGAATAGTTTTATGAATTAGATCACATTTATGCGTAATTGATATGTCTATTTATACTGTAACTATGTCCTAATTGTCTATGTATATAACAATAAATATAAATCTGAGTTCAAATTGGCGGAGGCATGTATCTCTGTGCTACCGTTAAGGCAGAGACAGGCACCCACAAGGTGCCTTTTTCCAACTGAGAGGAGCAGCAATGCTTAATATCAGAATCAACTTTAATGTTGATCTAAAGAAAGTAGGAGCTATATGGGCGATCTTCGCAATATTGATGTCTCACCTAGTGGTGCCTCCAACTGCAAGTGCACTAACTGTGCCTGCCAAGCCGGAGAAACCAGTGACAGTGAGTCTAACCTACTTGAAAGTAACAACAACTAAATCAGAAGCCAAGGCCGCCTTGGCAAGTGACACCGTCAAATACTTTGACGCTGAAGCGCTCGCTTTCTTGACTACCTATAGCAAGGACTGGTCACTGGAAGAGTGGAAATGCCTCCGAAGCATCTGGCAAAAGGAGAGCCATTTCAACCCTAAGGCTAAGAATATGCATTCCGGTGCTTACGGCATCGCGCAATTCATGCCCGAGACTTGGGGAAACTACAAGGTCGAACAGACGGCTGAAGCGAAACTTCAGATTAAATATGGCCTTCGATATATAGAAAGGCGATACGGATCAGCCAAAGATCCTAATGGCGCATGCAATGCATGGGCCTTCTGGCAAAAACATTCGTGGTACTAAAAGCAGAAAAGCCCCCAGCCAAAAGCTGGGGGCTTTTTTGTTGTAATAATTACCAGTCAAGACCACGAACGTAGATATTAGTTCCTTCGTCTTTAATGTCGCCAGGTTGATTCCAACCACGCATTACAGTAACAACACGCTCTAATTCTGGGCCTGCCCAGATGTTTCCTGTGGCACTGTCATCTAACGCTGGTTCAAATGCGGTTTCAACTTCAAACTCAATCCAACTATCTGTACCATCTTCGTTAACAGCAGTGATTGTTACTAGGTCACTAAAAGGCTCAAGGTCATTATTTACATAGACCTTATCGCCAGCACGAAGTCCTACTAGGTAAGCTTGAGCATACCCACCACCTTCAGCGTCTGTGTCGTATGCCCATACACGGACGGTTGTGCCAGTTGACTCAACGTAGTTAATAACTGGTGTGTGGTAATACATGCGAAGATCAAGGTTAACCTTGTCAAGTTCGTATATAGCTTGAGAACGAGTTAAACGAATTAGGTTTGGAACTACGGCTTCTAGGCCTGTATCTCCATCGCCTGCGTAATTAGGGATATATCCCGGAAAGTTTGAGTAACCAGTAGTAGCAATTGTGTGGCTATCTGCTGGCACTTTAATATTAAATAAATCTTGAACTGAAGCGCTACTGTTGTAATCGGCGGTACGTAGGGTATCGCTTGTGGCTGAATAAGTTGAATCCCATCCATGGTCTCCAGAGCCTCCACCAAAGCTACTGCCCTGGTCTGTGCGGTCGTCATTTGGCTGTAAGGGCATGTTGCCCCATACAAAGTCAACCTGGACGTTGCCACGGTCGTCTCTATGTGTCATTGCGTTTCCTATCTATAGATTGGTTAAGACCCTTACGTCTAAGGGAATGTTAAAGCTTTGTCCAAGTTCCGCCTGTAGCGGTGTTTGAATCAATAAAGCCATCTACAAGAGTAACCTTTACGGCTGT